ACCAGTAATTGCTACACTGTTGGCATTTTGTGTAGCCATTGTGCCAGCACTTGCATTGTCAAATGGTGTATATGTTAATGCGCCTGTAACATCGGCAGATGATAAGGTAATTGCACCAGTTCTAGTATTGAATGATGAAACTAATCCACTTGCAGAGAATGCAGCTGCATCCCATGCAGATCCATCCCATATATATAACTGACCAACACTTGTATTAAAATATAAGTCTCCTGTTTGTAATGCGCTACTATCTTTTCTTGTGCTTGGAGCAGAAGCTGATGGGCCATAATACACGCCAGCAAAGTTAGTTACATCTGTCACATTGTCTGCAACTGTTGTTACGTCCGTGCTGATACCAGCCACTGTGGTGACATCAGTTGATATTCCAGCCACTGTTGTGACGTTTGCATTGTTAGCAGCAACAGTATTTATATCAGCCGAGATACCACCGACTGTAGTCACATCAGAACTAATACCAGCTACAGTAGTAATGTTCGCATCATTGCTAGCAACAGTGTTTACATTATCAATACTACCACCGACATTGTTTACATTAGTAATATTAGTAGCTACTGTGCCAATGTCTGCTTGATCTGCTACGACAGCCGTAACATCAGAACTAATACCAGCAACTGTAGTGACGTTAGCTGAGATGCCAGATACTGTAGTCACATCAGAGCTTATGCCAGCCACTGTGCCAATGTCTGTGCCATCAGCTGCCACTGTTGATACATCTGTGCTAATACCAGCCACTGTGGTTACGTTAGCGTTGATACCAGCTACAGTGTTAATATTAGTTGCATTACCAGCAACACTTGTTACGTTAGCAGAAATGCCAGCTACAGTATTTACATCTGCAATGTTTGTGCCAACATTATTCACATTAGCAATATTATTCGCAACAGTGTCGATCTCAGATGTTGCTTCGTTCAAATCATTCGCTACAGTCTCAACTTCTGATATAGCTTCAGCTAAGTCATTAGCAACAGTGATAACATCAGCGATGTTTGTCGCTACAGTATTTACTGACGCAATGTTTGTAGCCACTGTAGTTACATTAGCATCGTTGTTAGCTACTGTTGTAACATTAGATGATATCCCTGATACTGTCGTTACATCATCAGAGATACCAGCTACTGTTGTTACATCAACGACATTGTTTACAACTTCAGGATTACCTGTGCTTGCATTGAATGAGAGATACTTACCTTTACGATCATCATCTTTAGGTAATGTCATATTGACTGAAGATGGATCAGTGACTGGTGCTTTGATGGAACGATCAGCTTCTTCTTTGTTTTGTTGTGTAAAGATAGTTAAGCTGTCAAACTCATCGTTGAGTGAGGTAGCAAATAGAGGACCACCTGTGGTAAAGTCTGTTGTTCTTTCAATTGTTCTTGCACCAACAATCGTAATACGATCAGAAGCAGTAGGGGTAGTAGGCACATTAGTACCGACAACAATAGTCACAGATCCTGTGCCAGCTGGATCAATAGTCACAGTATAGTCTGTAGTCAGTGTTAGTTCTGTATCATTGAAGTATACATCAATGTCAGTCTGTGCTAAGACTTCAAAGTTAAAGGCGTAAGGGCCTACACCAGCTGAGCCAGTGTAAACAATACGTCTCGTTGTGCTTGATATATCAATTGCCATAATAATCCTCTACTCTATTTTACTCCCGTTAATATAAAATATCCACTAAGTGATATCTGATAATGCTAAAAACCTGTAAATTGTTGCGATGGTTTAGTCAATAAAAACTCCTGATTGTAGTCTTTCTCCATACGTTTCTCCATTCTTTTCAATACTCCAGGATTCATAGTCTCCATCATCTGATATCCAATCAGGTAATCAAATGCTGTTTTTGTATAAAACAGATTTAAGAATGGAATATTAGTAGATATAGTCTTATATGCTTGTCGTGCTGCTTTGCCACCCTCTCCGGTTACTCCATATTTCATTGCTTGTAATACATCAAATGCACTTAATGGGACTGGGCCGAGCATACTTGCAGCAATTTCACCACCAGTCCTGGTCTCCTGAAATAACACATCACCATATAAGCCAAGACCACCACCTTGTAATATCGCCGCTAATACTGTTTTACCTTTTAAAGGGTCTCTTGCAGATCTTCCTTTCAACAAATCTTTTGCTGTCATTGATAAATATCCAAGTAAAGCAGATGTAACAAACAATGAGGCAACACCACTAATTGCTCTAGCTTTGTTTCCAGCTCTCCAAAACGATGCTTCTCTGGATAATGTTTTGTAGATAATAGACATTGGAAACGCTTTAAATTGACCAATAAATCTAATGGCCTCACCCATTGTAGTTCCAGCCATTAGTCCTTGTGTCATAATACCTTTGACTTTAGCATCTGGTTCAATCACAGCATAGGTTGTTCTATCTAGTAACATGCCGGATACAGATGATTTAAACTTTTCTTTGATAATTCTAATCTCACGCTGACTTGCATTATCTAAACCAGCAATCAATTTAGCTTGTTGATCTGTAATATTGTCTAAGTTTTTAATACTAATAAACTCTGTACCATCGGCTGCTTTTTCCATAGCCACAGATCGAATAATATTCCATCGTGTTTTATCAATATTGTATTGACCAAATAAGGTTTTAAGTGGTGCATTTAAGTTATCAAACTCTATACTTTTTTGTTTAGCAAAGTAATTAGCCATACTCAACATAGCACCTTCTTTGAGCGTGTTAGTCCACCAAGACAATAAGTTGTATTTAAAGAATGTACGTTGCACGTTAGTCCATCCTTTAGATAAATTGTCACCTACTTGAAATCGACCAGAGATGTCGTAAATAGCACTATCAGCCATGAAGCCTAATGATTCAGCAATCTCTTTTTTGTCTTTACTGTTTTTAATTTTAAATAATGAACTCAGAGCTTCAGCCATGCCACCTAAAAATGATCTACCTTGGTATCTCATTTCAGCACCATATTGAGCTAAATCAGATGCAGCACTAATGACAGCACCACCAAGCTTTGCTGTACTTGCAACAGCACGTGTAATAGCAGACCACTTAGCAACACCAAAGTTTTCTACTGAATAGACAGTTCCATCAACAATATTCATAAACTTTTCATATTGTTTAGCATTAACTTGTCCAGCATCTCTTCCTTCTGCGGCTAATCGAGTTGCTACAGCTTTTCTAATCTTTTCAAAGTTCTGTGCTGGCTTAGTCCCTAGTGTATCCATAATGCCAATGTTACGTCCAGCTGTTGTAAGGCCAGAAAAGAATGATTCATTCAAGTTACCTACACCAAACATCTCATTATATTCAAACCAACTATCAGCATCTTTGAAATGTAATACTCGCTTCATCTGTGCAGACTTTGCTACGTTCTTAGTAGGTCTTGAACCAAATGTAAATTCAGCACCGTCAGATTTTAGTGAGTCATTTCTAACAAGTGAGTTATATGCAAATAACATAAACTCATCGATGTTATCTGTATCAGCAAAGGTTCTGTCCTTATCAAGTTTGTCCATAACAAACTCTTTCCAAGCTGTAAAGTTCTTGTTATAGTTTTGATCATACTTTGCTGCTAGTTTTGGATCAGTAGGAATATCTTGCTTGCCTAATACATTGGCTGCATCTCGAACTAAATATGGATCATGCGATTGTCTAACCACATAACCCCATAACTTTCCAATATTAGCACCACGATCATTGAGCTGCTGTCTGACCATCTCAGAGTATTCGTGTAGTATTGTTCCAAGCTTTACAATCTCTGGATTCTTTTCTGATAGTGTTGGTTTGATTCCGGCATCAGCTTCTGCTTTAGTTGGTTGCTCAGCTAGATCTTTCATTACACGTGTAATTCTTAGTTGAGTATTTCTATCAGCATTAGCAAAGAGTCTTTCTACTCCAGCATCACGTAAACGCTTAGGTATACCATTGATTAATTGATTCACAGCAGCATGTTGTTGCACTGCGACTGAGGCCCTAGCACCTTTCTTTTGATCTGTAGATCCAATAAGAATAGCATTTAATCCTTCTTTAGGATTGTCCCGGAACTCTTCAAACACATACTCAACAAGTTCACGACCTTTGATTTCATCTTCAATAGCATTACGTTTGTTAATCTTGCGTTGTAATACAATCTGATCTTGTACAGTTTGTGCTACTTCATCAATGTTAATCTCATCAATTCTGTTTAGCTTTAGTTCAGCTTGAGCAATCTTAAGCTGATTAAGAATCTCATCTCTCTCAACAAAGCCAATAGACGACTTATCTAGTAACTTCTGAACTCTTATTAAACATTTATCTGCCATTGTTATCTTCCATCTATACAGTTAGCTAAATCTTTGACTGCCGCTTTGATGTCGTCAGACTTAGTTTGAGCTTCATCTAATGCTTGTGTTGCTGTATCAATATCTTTTGCATCTTCATCAAATCTTAATTCAGGACGTGCTTGACGTTTCTCTTGTAATCTTTGATTTAAGTTTTCTATTTCTACGTCAAAGTCAGACTCTGTTTTATTTACTGTATTATTAACAGCAGTGCTTTGTTGTTGTTCTGATCGTGGTGTTTCTGGCTGTACTCGATTGTTTGGTTTAGCAGAAGTATCAGATGATTGTTTTAATACCGGGTCTGCATCTACAATAGGAGCAACGTCTACTTGTTTTTCAAGCATTAAGTCATTCAAAGACTTTTCAAGTAATACTTTTCTTGTTTGTGGATCAGTAGTTGCTAAATCTCTCATGATTTCAGAGTTTTCTGGATAATATGCCTTATATAGATTAATTTCAGCATCGCGAATGTTTGGTGAGTCTATACCCAAATTTTCTCTTGCACGTCTTACTTTTGCTCTAAACTCTGTACGTATAGATAAATCTGATAATTTTCCAACACCAACATGCAATCCACCACCGAGCAATGATCCAAAGGTAATGTTTAAAAAACTATCAGCTAAACCATAATCTGCTTGTAATTCACTAGCAGCTAAAGCTACAACTGGCTCAACAAGCGCAGCACCTACAGCACCTTCTTTTACACCCTTAGCAAGCCTAGCTCGAGTAAACCCAGTCTTTGCAACCATCTGTGCCATACGTGCTTGACCAACAACAGGAATAAATGCTGATGCAACGTTAATAGGGTCTAACATACTTACACCTAAACCTACAGCAAATTTAGCTGCACCTACACCAAAACCTTGTGGGCCTCTTGCAATAATAGATTGTCTTTCACGTTCTGCTTGTTTTTCTTCTACCATGAGATCAACAACAGATTGATATTCATCCTCTTCAAATGACAATCCAAGATCACCATATTCTGCATTCAGTTGATCTTTAGATACAAGTGGGCTGTTTTCTTTCAGTGCCGCACGTTGTAATTCAATTAAGGTAGATGTAGAAGATAATGGATTTCTTGCCCAGGTCTCTTCAGCAGTCGCTTTTAGTACATCACCAAAGCCTACAGCATATTGATCATAGCCTGATTCCTGAGCTGTCTTGTTGACGTTAAGACCAAATCCTATTTGAGCCATACTACTCCTTGTCTAAACCAAAGACTTTTCTGCCTCTAGCTTGTTTTTCTTTTAGGATGCGCAATTCGTCTGGAGTCATTTGTAATCTTTCTCTTGCACGAGTTTTACGTCCACGTCTTTCAATGATAGTTTCACCTTCTGGTGGAGCAATATCAATGTTAGTTCCAGGAACAGTCATACTTATATCATCAAATTTAAATGATAAATTATTGCCTTGTTCATTAACAATGGGTGCAAAAGAACCATCACCCATAGTAATACCAAAGATTAACCCAGTACCATCTGGACTATTATGCCATCTACCATTTTCAACAAGTTGTGTTTTAAACTCCATCATGCGTTCTTCTTCGTCTGCAATCTCTAGTAATGAACCAAATGGAACACCATTGAAATCTTCTAAGTGAATATCTTTAATACGCTCTGCTTTGGTAATAACTTCTTCTGCATTAATATCTTTACCATTGTATAAAGTTGGAACATAGTAAGTATCTTTGATTTGAAACTTATCAGTAAATTCTTCAGCTGCTTTCTTAATCGCACTGCTTTGTGACATACCAGATTGCATGTGAGTAATAGCAAGATATGTAAACGCATCATGAATGTTGTCCATCTTGGCAGTAGAGATACTTGTATTAAATTGATTTTGTCGCATGACAACTTCGTTAAACTCTGAGAATTTGTTTGCAATCTCTTTTCTCACCTCATCATAAGTTGTGTTCTTTTCTTTAGCCACTTGTTTCAACTTCTTCTGTTCTTCTTCATCATCAAAACTTAAGAAACGTTCTGTAAGTGTTGGGTTATTAAAGTAAGATGACAATTCAGCAGTCGTAGGTAAACCACCATTGACCAGCTGTGACAATGCGGCAGAGTTGTCTGCACCAAACTGTGTGTCAAGAACTTGCAACATTGCAGTTCTTTGTTGGCCATCAGCCTTCATGTAAGTACTAACAAATGCATCAACCTCACCCTTAGTCAATAACATTGTGTCTTTATCTACATCACTAATGCCATACTTAGCTGCATTACGTTCAATCATTTTTTTACGTTCAAGAACTTTACTAGACAGATCCGGATCTGTAATATCTAATTCTTCAAACTGACCATCACGCTTAGCTATCAAACCTACTGGATCTTTCTTCAATGCTTCTAGCATGTTTTTGGTGTATGGTTGTAATATCTTTAATCTTTGGTTTTCTGTTATATCTAGATCTTGATTAGGATCAATTTTTCTATCCATTAAATCTTCTAATTCAACTATTAAATCTGGTAAACTAGATTTGTTAAGCTGCTCAATCTGGTTAGATTGTTTTACCATTTCATCCACAACGTCGACTAGCTCAGATCCTGGCTCAAGCAAATCATACATTTTTTTAATCATCGCTGGCGGTATACGCTGTCCTTCAGCTAAATAATTACTTTCAATCAACCCTAGCTCTCTTCTTGCAATCTTATCTCTAGCTGCAATTTCTGAGTTAATATAAGACAATTCATTATTAATCTGTTTTGCAAATCGATCTTTGTCTGTTGATTGCATATAGTAACTAGCTTCAGATGACTTATCTTTTGGTAATTCGTTTAATACTTCTGCAATAGTCTTGCCTCTATATTTTTGTGCAATCGCTTTTGCATGATGGCCATCATCAATTAACTGCAATGATTCATCTAGTTGTTGTGCTAACTTCTCCTGTTTCCGAGTACCGCTAAATGACATATCACGTGCCATTTTCCTAATAACATCTTTATATTGTTGTTTTTGTTCTAGTGTGGCATTTGGATTTGCAAGTAAAAAGTTTTCATAATCACGCTCAACATTAGCCTTCATAGTTTCAGCATTGAATAAACGCTTTTCTTCTTCTTGATTACGAATAACTGTATCAGCTTGATTAAGATAATTCCGTGCAGAAGCTGTTGCTTGCGCACCATAACCCTCAGCCAACATAGGATCAATACTTGTTAAAAATTCTACATGTGCAGAAATAGGTTCTTGTAACTTTTCTAATGCTTGGCCTTGATTAGTAATAGCACCAGTACGTACTTGCTCTAACACATCTGCACTCATTTGATCTAATTCAAGTCTTAACTCTCCCGCTACTTGTTGACCAAGTACTTTTTTAATTGCATCGTTGTAAGTTGTTCCACCTTTGAGGAATGAGTCAATAGGATTGCCACCGGTTTGTCTTGCTTGATCTATTTGTTCTTTAGTAATAGGATTAGTAATGGCATCTTTAACAGCCTGTTCGCTCGCATATACATTTGCTTTCTCATTAAAGGTTTGACCTACCTGAGATAAAAATCTATTAACACGCTCATTAGAAGCTAATGACTCTTGTATAGGTGCAGTAGTGAGCTGACCCATGCCAGTCATTGTAATACCAGATGTTTGATATTGTTGTAATTTACCCATTATGTTGGAACCCTTGTGTCATTATAAATTTTATACGCATTACCAATATGATACAAAGCATCAAACTTAGATCCACGTACCGCCTCATCTCCAGCAGCAGCCAGCAGTGATGATTGAGCATCTTGAAATAACTCTGATGATCTTGAGTTAAATTCTAAAGCACTAATATCACGCAAGTAACGTTCTTCATTTTTCTTAGTAACTAATTTCACTGAGCCATCAAATCCATTCACACCATTAGCAAAACCAGCTGCTAATGTGCTTGCATTAACTGCTAACAAATTACGTGTCTTATCATTAGCTGCACGTAACAAGTTGAGTCGATTAATCTCTTGATCTGCTCGCATTTGTTCTGCTTGCATTTCATATTGTTGCTCAAGATATTGTCCACGATTGTAAGCACCTACAGCTTGCAATCCAGAGAAGCCTGTAGATATTAAGCCAGAATACTTATTCATTACATCAAATGCTGTGCCAAAACTAGCTAATAATCCACCGCCACCTGGGCTAAGAATTGCTGGATTCATCATCATTGATGCACCAACAGATGCTATAGGAGCACTAACTGCTGCTGCACTAAGTAATGCTGGAGCTGTAGCCATACTTGCAGTTGCTGTTGCTCCAAATGCTGTTGTTGCTGCTGGTACCGCTGCCATTCCCATAGTTAAGTTCCTTGATGTGTTGCTATTTTATATTCTAAACCAAGCAATGTCATTTTTAATGGTGCAGATTGTGTAATAGTAATCTGACCTTCACTGCTATACCCTAGTATACCATGCAGCACTTTAGTTCCAGTAAACTCTGGTACTGCACTGTCCAAAGCTCCAGCTCCTAATGTGCGGATTGGTACTAAATTATTATTGATAACAATATTCTGTGTTTCGTACAACAAAGCATTCACTTCTACAATACGTTTTCTAAATCCAATACGAGTACCACCAACAACTCTTAAGTCAATTGGCATTGTTTTTACTTCAACCTCAATCGGCAACCCAACTTCACATGATGTAGTAGGGGTATTAGTAAATGTTACTGCACTATCTGCTACCTGATCTTCTTCGACTAATCCATCTGACAGTACATTGACTGTGGCCCCATCAATATGAGACGCATCTAAACTAGCTACTGCTCCTCCAATAATTGCACTGTCAGTTAATCGACCTTCCTCAAACACCTCAACATAATATTTATCTACACTATTATCGCTCCGTTTAACAATAGTATAAATGTCTGTAATATCCACACCCACATCTAAATAACTACCTAGTGTAGTAAACTCTGATGCAGCAATAACATTCTGTGATCTTAATAATGAAAACACAGCCATCGTGCCGTCATCTTCATTGACTATAAAAAGTAAGTCATTTTCATCGGTATTCACTGCACGACGTAAATCCATACGCTTTGGACTTTTGAGTAAGTGTCCAGATAGTAATGAAATTTTTGATGTAACGTAAGTTAAGAATGTATCTGAATATGCAATCTCAGCTAACTGTTTACCTTGTCTTTGTATAAATAACACGCCAGATTCTAACTGTTTAACACGTACACCTTCTTTGGTGCCGTTACGTGATGTAGTAGATAAAAAGAAACTTGTTGGTGTAATAGGAGTTAAGCCTTCTTGAATAACAGCAAACTCACCACCTGATGTAAAGATCTGTAAGTCACGACCAGAGATCATGTCAATGATAGCATTAAAAGTATTAGTATCGAGAGTAGCCTCAACAGCATCATCATCTAATCCTTCCACCGGTTCAAAGTCAAAGAATAAACCTACCTTAGATCCCCAGATGGTTGATGGTCTTGATTTCGATCCGCCAAAGAATAAACGTCCTTGATGGAATGTCACTGTGCGTGGCCATCCTTTTGATACAGACCATACATCCTCGTATCCTGTTTCTAGTTCCCAGTTACCAGATGCAATAGCAGATGTATTAAAAAATGGAAACTCAGTCACTGCATTAACTTCAGTAGCACTTACAAATTCTACAATTCTTGCTCGACCTTGTGGCTCTGCATTGATATATTGTCCAACATGTCCTGAGTTAAATACACTAGCAGATGCAGTCAATGTCACTTTACCAGAAACGTCTGACGGTGTTAATGTTGCAGCTGGGTTGGATGTTGCTAAAGTAAATGCATGTTGTGGTATAGAATCAAAACTAATATCTGAGATTGACCAACTCGTATCACTTGTACGTGTAATTCTTTTTGGTACCATGTCTTCTTGTACCAGAATTAATGTGTCTGCGGATTGAGTAAAACACATTGCATCTAAATAAGCACTTATGACTGTTGTTGTTAGGTAATTGTCTCCGGAACCATTGATGTTTGTTTGTAGTACTTTATTCTTAAATACATACATACGATTGTTGGTAAAAGCCAACATGTAACTGTCGTTTACTGAGAATTCAAAATGTACAAGACGTACACCATTTTCTGGACTGCCGCCAAGCTCTGTTAAGAATTTAGTACCTGGCCTACGATGCACGCCACCTTGTGGTTGACAGATAACATTCTTTGCTGTTTCTAGTCCATTCTTATATGCATCCAGGTCAATACGAGAACGTACAAGCGGATCAAGCTCACCACTGGTAAAGTTCGTTTGTATATCAACAAACCTAGCCATTAATACCTCACATTAATTAATGAGAAATCTTGTATTGCATTTGTTGGATTGCCTTGACTATCAATATTCATTGCTTGTCGCATATAACCACCTCGACCATTTTCTCCTGGTGTACCTTCTGCAATCGTGCGCCAGTATTCTGACTTATCAGCCTGATCTGTGATGGGTAAAGCTAGATGCCAAGCCATCTCGTACTTGAGCAATTGCACAAAATAATGTGGTAATCCAAACTCAGGGACATTGTATTGATAATCTATGTATACTTTTTCATAGTCTGTTAATAACTTATCGCCTATTAATCTATATTCCCTACGAGGGTAAGCGCCTACATCACTTGAGTCATATACAGCATTCGGTCTGCCGATAATGTCAGAGGGTAGTTGATATTCATATTTGTATTCGTTAGTTGGTGTCGTCACCAATCTAGCTAATTGTGTTTTCTTAAATGAAAATGACCAGTCATACATTGTTAATGTACGGATCTTAATGTCTGGATACAGCCGGTCACAAATGTTAGACTCGTCTGTGCCTTCTGTAAATGATGATATTGGATTGGCCCCAAGCATTAGTAATGCATCGGAACATATTTTAATATCGGTATCACCTGTAGCCATTTTGTTTCCTTTAAATGTGCAAATAGGTAGGCACCGAAGTACCTACCTGATCTGCAATAAACAACTTAGTCAGCGTCTGCGACTGATAATGCTGTACCATCTGATACATCAACAACACCAGAAGCATTAGAAAGTACAACGACTAAAGATGCTGTAGGAACAGATGAGTCCCATAAGTATACTAAGTCGCCCACTTTTAATACTGAGTGTGCGTCATTGAAATAACCAGCTGTATTGATATCAGCAAGTGTGTCAGTTCCAGGAGCGGTATATGACCACATCTGTGGAGCATTACCAGCTTTGGCTTGACCACCAATAGGTTGTAAATTGTCTTTATTATAAGCCATTATTTATCTCCTTATGATTCACGACATGTGAGGTTAACAATACCTTCAGCGTCAATCGCTACAGCACCAGCAGAGAACATAGCATTCACTAAGAATGAAGTTTTTTCTGGAACGTAGTTGATTTCACTTTTAGGACCCATGCCTTCAGCATAACCAATAGCATCTTTATGGAATGCTAAAACAGTTCTGTCTAAAGAACCATCGATAGATAAACCACCTTCAGTTCTGTCGCCAAGTACGTGGAATGTGAAACCTAAGTATGTATTGATTTCACCAGATACTAAAGCTTTAACAGTGTTGAAGTCAGAAGATGTTACTTCTGTTTCGCTGAGTAATGCAGCTAAGTTATTAGCGTGTAGGACAACGTGACGATCTTGTGGAGGTACGTTACCTTTGTCTAATAGTTTTTTAGCTTCACGTAGTTTAGCTACGTTTAAGTTTGTGTCAGTACCACCAATGTCGTTAGCAACAGTTAATGAAGTACCAGAACCTTCAAGTGCATCAATGATTAACTGATCTTGACGACGACCGATAGCATTAGCAACTACTTGTACTAATTCTTGTCTTTCGTCAAAGTTAACTTTTTGTTGCATGAAGATGTCAGAATATTCTGCTGCATTCCAATCTTGCATTGTTGCTGTAACTTGTGAAAAATCCACATTTAATGGTGTTACGTCTGTTTGTGGAATACGTAATGTAGCCACACCTTTGCCCACTTTAGGGAATTTTGCTGTTGAACCTTCAACGCCTCGTCTCTGTCTTACGGCACCAACAAGCTCTGCTTTAGCTTGATAAGCCTGTTTAACTTCGGCATCAAATAAGGTAACAAAAGCATTAGATAAACCAATAGCCATTATTGACTCCTTATAGTAATTAATAAAATTGTGTATTAATCGCTGTGGTATGCCAGAGAAATCTGGGCCGTGCTTGCTATTTACGATAGCCAGTCGTCAAGATTACTTGCGTTTAAGGGTTACAATGAATATGTAATAGGCCTCATTCCCGATTTTACAGGGGAACAAAGCCTATTGTCAAGCGATTTTTAGCCAAAGTTTTGAGCAAATGCTCTTTCGACTTTTTGACGGTAGGATGGATCAGTATTATATCTAGGATCTGCTACCATTTGATATAGCTCATCTTTCGATGGTGCGCCTTCTACTGGAGTTGTTTCTACAGGTACACGACCTTCATAAGATGCTCTGAGTTTTTCTAGTGCAGCAATACCTTTTGCAGTACCACCCATGACCTTGAACTCTTCAAAGTCATCCTTACCCCAAACACCTTTGTTAACTAAACTAGATGCCCATTTAACAATGCCATTGATTCTAGCATCAGCATTAGGGCCTAGCATCTTACGCTCTTCTTCAAGATTAACTTGTTGTGTTTCAGCGCCAAGCATATTCATCTCAACAACTTCACCAACAAGATCATCTAGTGCAGATTGACTTACGCCATACTTCGCTGCCCAATTCACTACATGACTACGTAATGGATCATCTTCTGGAGTTTCACCAAATGCAGATAAATCATAGTTACCATCTGCCGGTGCTTTATGTTTACCTTGAGATATTTGTTTGCGTAGGTCCATCCATGACTTAGCAATGCCTTCAAGATCTGGTGCGTCTTCATCTGACTTCCAGAAGTTTTCAGGCCACCAGTCTGGTCGCTCTAAAGGGTCATCATCACCATCCTCTTCACTAACAGCAAACTCTTCTTTTGCTTTTACTTCTTCAGGATCACGATGATCTATTTCTACTTTTTGTGGATTCTCAGCATCAGCTTCTTCGACTTCTGGACTTGCTCCATCGAGTAGGCCAGTGCTTTCTTCTTGAGTCTCTACACTAGGCTCGAGTGTTTCTTCCATTATAATTTCCTTGCTCTAATTAGCCTTGCTTCTAAGTCCTTGACTATACTGTTTTGTCCTTCTCGATAAAACGCGTAGCTTGGATCGCTACCCGGCAAAGCAACGGGTTGCTCAATGACTGCATCACGCAGCCATTTCATTAATTTCTCCCCGTCCTCACCCCCTAGGACACGTAGACAAAGACGATCTAAGTCGTCTCGTTTTTGATTAGCCTCACCAATTTCTAATGGTATTGGCTCTTGTAAATCTTCCCATCCAGCCAAATTATTCTCCTATATTATATTTGTTCAGTAATGGCCGTTTATTATTATTCTTTATAACCTTGGCTGTAGGCTCATCATCTTGATAAAACACACTCTTACCTTGTTTTAATCTTTTTTCAGCATGTTTTGAAGCAAGGTTAAAGATTTTATTAAACTTATCTTTATTCCTTTCTCTAAAAGCCATACGCTCATTTTCTGGACTCTCCATTAACTCTTCATCTTTAGCTAATAAATTTATATCATCTTGTGTAAGTCCAGGAACTAGAGAAGGTACACGCATCTCTTTAACTGAACCATCAGGCTGTTTTACTTCAACATCAACAGAAAACTCTGTCATTGTTCTACCCGTATTAGACTTAACAGCACCTAAGAAACCACTCATAGATTTTGGAACCATAGTATGATATTCATCTATTAATGGTCTTTTTCCTTCATTTCTAAAATAAGATTCATTTAATTGAATTTTACCCATCTACTACTCCTGTGGTTGTTGCATCATGGCCATTTCTTCCTGTTGTGCTGCTTGTGCCATCTGTGCTGCTTGTTGTTTCATCACTGCACGCTCAGTTGGTGTTGGTCTTAATCGCTGTGGAACACCAAGCTTCTCTGCAATGTAATCCATCATTTCATCTATCTTAATACTCATTGCGCCTTCTGGACCAGCACCTTGTGCAATCTGTGCATACTGTAATATGTTTTGTACATCATCCATATTCTGTGCCATAGCTAATGGAGCCACTGGTGCAATCTTAACTTCTAATCCATTTACTTTTAATGGTAAGTTAATGATACCACGGTCATCCATCACTTGTAACATTTTAGAGACTAACGGAATCATTGTTTCATTAATGAGTCGACCAAATGCAGAACCTAAGTTTTGTGACAGCTCTTTCATTCTTTCGACAACTTCTGTCGCTGATCGAGCTGACATGTTGTCTGGTGGTAATGATTCGTCAAGTAAGATACGTTTAATATTCATACGTAGATCATTCATTACAATGTTAGATACGTTAAAGTCACCGGCACGTGGTAATGGTCTTAATGATTCACCTTGTGGACCACCATTACGGGCTACAGGAATAATTGCACCTGGCATAATCTTCACTGTGTTAGGATTTAAAACACCGTCATCTGCTGCTGTATACACACCAGAGATAGATAGTGACGCATTCTTCAATACAAGCTCTAATGTTTTATTTAATGTTTTAATATCAGGTAATGCAGTAATTAATGGACCGCGACCATAGATCTCACCCGCTACTTTTGCATAACGTGATACAACCCATGGGCTATATGCCATACGTCTATATACAAGTTCTGTTTTAGATTCTTTGTGAATCAGATGGTAACAATAATCACCACGCTTCTGATCAAACACAGTTGCTTCAATCAGCTCTACATCATCAGTGGGTTTGTCATCAATCTTTTTCTGTAAGTCACCTTCAATCTTAGCATCAGGCCATTGACGTTGTATTGCTTCACCTTTCATACGTATACGTCTATATACATTATCGACTTGACCATTAGCACCTTCTTCCAAAGACACTAAGTATTGTGGCACCGGAATAAAGTTTACTGGAGTAATATCATCTCCAGGTTGAACCATCATGACTGCTGTACCTACAGATAAGTCAAGCAAGAACTCACCAATAGCTACATCAAAGTTAGATTGTTTTAATGTATCAAATAGTTTATCGTTGTACATATCTAATGCAGCTTGTGCATCAGCTTGTCTATCTTGAGGAATGTCTGATCCTGGTTCTAGTCTGCACCATTTACGTTGTGGAGGAAAGATGCCTGATTGCATACGATTAGCAAAACGTTGTGTAGAATTAATTGCAGTAGAATCGAACACGCGGTTCATCTTTTTAGTACCGCCTACTTTACCATCGTAATGACCGTCATATAAATTACGTTGTGGTAACGCAAACTCATAAGCCTCTTCATACAAGTTTCTAAAGTTTTCTTTTCTTGTTAATGCTTTGTCATGTCTCTTTAAAACATCCTCTGCACTTAATCTCATCATATCAACCATAGTTATGCCTTTTTATTTTTGTTAGCAAATGCTCTTGCTTCTGCTTTGTTACTAAAGCCCCACTTCTGCAATGCAAGTTTTAATCGAGTTGGTCTACCCTTCTCATCTTTTAACGGGCCATCCATCCCACTAAAGCGTGCAGCAAAACTGACACGACGACCATCAGTCCCAGATTTTTGTGGTGGCTTAAGATCTCCACCATCTTTATTTTCAAAATGTTTACGTCCAGCTTCATTGAGTCCGCCTGTAGGGTTTTGATATTTTTTAGCTACCATTATTCAGTCCAACTTAATATAATTTCCATTGCATGAGCGTTATTGTTTCCGTCTGCATTTGTTAATCTAAATAGGTAAGTGGTTAGTCCTTTGAGTATAATGTTGTTACCACCGACTTGATTTCCTCCACCTTTTTTACCTACACCCGCGGTTAATATTTCTTGCAACACTACAGTACCTAAACTATTTACTGTTGGATTAGCTAGTGCTACCCCCGTACTACTGATTGTGCTAGCACGATTACGATTGATAATAGGTAATGATGTACCGCCTGTTACACTAGCACCTTCATATAAATAACCCACTGCATTTCCATTAGATAAACCAGTAATAGTAAATACAGGATCAATACCCTGAGGAAAAGCAATTGCTATATCAATACTAAAACCATCTGCAACTGGACTAGCAAAGTCAGCGACTAAACCTGTGCTAAACGCTTGGCCTTCAATTAAACGAACTTGTTCAACATCACGTACCGGATATGCGCCTTTATATCTTTCCATCTATTTTTTCTTCTTTGGAAAACCTTTAAGCATATTCTTATATGCCTTAGGGGAAATAGTAGAATCTTCTTTAGAGCGGCTAATTCCTTTTTTCTTACGCTCGTTAATGTTGTGGTACAAACCTTTTTTTTCCATGTTCATCCTTTATTGTGCAAATCGTTTTCTTAACAGGTTGTTTATGAATCTTACGTATATTCTTTTCACAGACAACTTCTTTCTCTGCTTCACGTACCACAACAGCTTCTTCAGCAAAAGCCAAACAAGCCATAAATAAAGCTACAATTGATGTAACAATATTTTTCATGATTATCCTTTCTTCATGTTTTTTTGTATTGCTTCTGATCTTTTTGTTTCATAAGAACTCATCTTGCCATCTTTATTTAGATCACCTTTTTTGTTCTTTTTCATCATTGTTTTAACTTTTTTGTACATTTTATCCATCATACGAATAATCCTTTTCCTAGAGATGTTTGACCAAGTTGTAAACCACCAGTACCTAAATCTGGCAATCCTGTTGTTGCTTTTGCTCCTACGGGTCTTGCTTTTGCTGCCAAGCCACCAGTACCACGCCTTAATCGCTTCTGTGATGTTTCTGCTTTAGCCGCTTCTCGTTTCGCTCGCTGTGCGCCAGCTTTGGCTGATCTTTCAATATCTGATAATTCACCCACAGTATAATCTTTACGACTTGTTCCAAACCCTAAGCTCACTTCACGGGACACATAGCTCCTTGGACGAGTAATACTAAATGGTTTAGATTTATCTTCTACTGCGCCTTTAGGTGCTGTAAATTGTCCATATAAAGTAGGTTTTTCTGGTCGCCATTCTAATATCCCAGAAGATTTAGCAACCATCGATGGTTTGGCAAGTCCAGTATCAACTAGATATTGTGTTTGATAATCTTGTTGACGATAACCTTGAGAAATTTGTTTATCAACAGCTTTGTTCCACCAGTCTTCAGATTTAAAGATGTTACGACCGCCAGCAAGATTAAGCAAATCTTCTTGTGCTTTTTTAGCAGTAGGTAACATGCCTCGTGCTAATGCCATACCAAAGTCTAGAGCTGCCATTATCCTTTAGTTCCTAATAAATTTTCATCTTCATCCATACCAGTCTCTGGAGTGACTCGTTGTGCTAATAACATACGCTTACCACCTACACGTCTTGCACGTTTAGATGCAGACATTTGTTCTGCTAATGTTCTTTTTTCTTCTTCAGCTGCTTGTCTTGCTCGTGCAGTTTCTTCACGTTGCATACGCAAAGATTCTTCAGCAGCAGATGTATCTGGCTTTCCTCCACCAACTAAACCACCCATTACAATCTCCTCATAATATATGTATCTTCTTTGTCAGCACTGTACTGCACCATCACACCTTCTTCAATAAAGCCTAATGCTTTGGCCCACCTAACAGCACGTGTATCATCACATTTTACTGTTATTTGTATACGATGTAAATTAAATAATATCTTGCAGATATCAAAGAATGCAAATGCACCCTTTGTCATAGCTATGGGGTATCGTCTGGATTCCTCAGCAAAGAGCGACCACGCCTCACCCACTCCTTGCCAGTGAAACATAAGACCAAACATAGCGACAGGACGACGATTGACAAACGCAGTAACACAAGGGCCACAGTGAGATTGAAATATAAGAAACCGTTTTCGATCTTCAATCGTAATTGATTGAGATTCATACTCGATTATTCCTTTAAAATTATCCAGATGTCCTTCGTGAAATGGTAAATAGTATCCATTTTCAACATCAGGCATTGCTTGTAATATTTTATCAATATTAGTTAAAAACATCGAAATCTGCGTTAACCACAGTTTGTGAAATCAAAGTATTTTGTGATAAGGCGGACTTGGTCATCCGCTTATGTTCTCCGCCACCTAAAAGCAGATAACCAAATGCATCGCCAATATGAGAATGTTCGTTTTTATTAGGGCTGTCTCTAAATCTTTCTTGACCAGCGCCGACGGCCACACGTTTAAAATGATAACCACCAGCTAAAGATTTACGTAATTTTTTACAAGACGTATGAATTATCAATCCAGGTTTGCCCGCAATCAGTCTTTGCATTGGGGCAGCAGCCGCTTCGCGTCGCACTTGGAAGTTGTTAGATGGTGTAGGTTGTGCGCGTAAGCCTAGTGTTCTTAAATAATCAAATGCAGTCACTTCATAGATCGCATCTCGTTGCATACCGGCTGGGTCACCCCACACCAAGATCTGTGCTTTAGGATAACGTGCATTGATCTCCGCTAACAGCTGTGTACCAAATCGTTCTAGCCCCATATCTTCAGTCACAATCTCATGCAACAATACCCATCGACCATTAGTTAATCGTTGTCCAATAGCAGCTGCTGGTGTCAAACCAAAGTCAAGACCAATATGAATGGGTAATGTAGGATCATAATCGACTTCCGCAGAACTCATAGCATTGTCATCATATTCAGGCCATACCGGTCGACCTTCTTGTACATAAGTAAACTTACCTTCAGCATAACAACGAATCCAGTCTAGGTTCTTCCCACCTAGCATCTGAGCATAGTAACCTCCAGGTAAGTTGGATACGTTCTCTGCTTTAGAGTTGATTGTCCACCAACGACCACCCGCAAAGATATGATCATTGGCTTCTGGATTATCAGGCAAATGTTCTGGACTCACCTCAACCACACCACCCGGTTGATGAAAGAAGTCCCAGGCATACTTACCAGTGATCGGTTCCTTTTGACTTAAGCGGAACCACCAATGGTCGTCATCCATTGGGTTAGTATCCATCCACACTCCATGCCAAGTCGGTCCACCATCCCGTTGTGTAGGATAGCGACCAACCCGATGAGTGAGACCATCAATAACAGCTTTTGGAAGTTCTCTTGCTTCATTGACCCATGCTCCTGTTAGTTCTAAGGATAATAGTTTACGTACATCTTTAGGTTGGTCCAACGCTAGGAAGATCACTTCACAGTCTATACCCGCAGCATCACCGCGGGACGGGAGGCGAATGTGATGAGTGATTGGAGGTGTATATAGCATCGGACCAAAAGTGTTTTCAGGAAATAACTCTTGCCATGTCTTAATGGTTGTCGTCTTAAGTTCTGGGTACGAGTTCCTGACAATTACGAAACGAGTATAACGGATCCCATCAATCGGTGATGGCTTCTGTCTGACAGCGCGCATCATGATCTCAGCAGCACATGCATAGGACTTACCCGATCCTACCGGACCCATGAGTCCGCGAACAAATGCATTACTCTGGAGAAATTTATACGTCGTCCGGGCGCTACTAAAATCTAGATCAATGCCTGGACCCGCTAACTCTTTTTTACTACGTTCTTTTTTATTGCTCATCGTCGATGTCTTTAAACTTCATTGTCGCTAATCGCTTGAGTTCTTGATTCTCTTTCCATAGCGCATCAATAATCTCCATGGTTCTGGTATTATTCATGTGGGCCATAGCAAACTCCTCACGCAATTGCTCAATCATTGCTTTGAGTTCCATCTGTAGTCTCCAAATGTTTTACTAAGAATGCGACATAGTGTTGCAACTTCTTCAAGTCCTCAACACCCCCTTTATCCCGCCAACGCAGTGCGTACTTTATAATGTTCCCATTCAGGAAACCTTGATAGGCTTCATCCGATAGGTACTCTTTCATGACATCTATAGGTTGTATTGTGTGTCGCTTATAATGGTCACCACCAACTTGGATGTCTTTTGGATCATTCATCTTTATTTATTCCTAATCGTCGTGCTGCTTCTTGTGCAAACTTATTCACCACTTCAAATTGATGGTTTGGATTATCTAATAGTTTTTTAATCCAACCTCGATGTCTATCGTAGTCTTTTTTCTTTGCTGCTTCTTCTTTTATAATCTGCATGTATTTATCTCGTGATGCTTTATTCTTCATTATCTATTGTTTCCGGTGCTTTAATATTAATCCCAATCACAGACGGTTTATCTGAGTCATCCGGTGTATCCAACAGACCACTGGCTTTCGCTAACAGTCTTAAGGTTTGTACCTTGTCCCAAAGTTCAATCTCAATCTCACCGGTTTTAGGATTGGTTTTAATTTTTTTAATCGCTTGCATTGCATGTTCAGGAATGTCCTTACTGGCTTTCACTTTGACATTACCCGCTTCATCCCATTCCATAATATCCGAGAGTTTAGTATTGGCCATACACAGCAACGAGTAGGCCACGGCCTCTCGGTTTGCTGCGATGGTTGTACTCTTCTCTAAGTTTTTCTGTAAAGCTCTGACACCGCCATAACCTGACAGACTTGGAATCGGTTTATTTTTGTTTTTAGTTTCACTCATTAGAAGGGTAGATCGTCTTCCATTTCCACAAGTGAATCCGACGAGACGTTATTCTGTACTGGTGCGGATGGTTGGGTATTGGCACCTTGTTTAACTGGATTACCGATTTTAACTTTGTACCATTTGTTTCCAGAACTTTGTGCAACGTTTTCGTAGAGATTAATGTAGCATCGTGTTCCATCTGGTAATAACACTTGGCCTTGGTAGTCGCCATGCCAATCCTCTGTCTTATCGTTGTTAATAAATAATTTGCCTTCGTTTTCTTTCAATTCTAACGGACGTTTATTATCTTCAGCCATTATCTTCTTCCTTTTCTGTTTCATAAATATGGACGACGGCAGCGCCACCATCCTTCGGTTCACCTCTAGCAATTTCAATGTATTCAAATTGACTATCGTCATCATACACGTTAGCCTTCATCAATGCATCTAGTATTGCTTTGAGAGTATTATCTAGGTCGAATTTTCTTTTCGATCTAGGGTGTATCATGACACTGATTCCAAGACTCTTATCGCCAAAGCTTTTGTAGCCAGATTGTTTTACGATTACATCAACTTCCTCCGTAAATTTTTTTCCAGCTGGAGAGATATACCTTCGCTTTCCCGATGCATGCCAATAATTATTCACACTGGGCGGGTAAGGCAATTCAAATCTCAGAGTCGGTGTCATAGTCGATTTAATCTTGAGTTAATGTCTTTAGTACAGTACGTCTTGATCGCATCGTTGATAATGCTTGCCTTAGTCTTCTCTTGTTCCTTCGCAGTCTTGTTGAGTAATTCAACACTTTGAGGAGTGAGACGAACTAAGAATGGTTTTAGATCACTCATACAAGTCTCCTACATATTTATTGCGGACCTTTTTCGGACGTCCACGACTCCGTATTTCATTTTCATGTTCTTTGGCTACATCACGCTTACACAACTCAACCATCTTAAGATACTGACTGGCCCCTATCTCCTTCAAGCCATGTCCGTCAAAACCCTTAGTCATTTTCCAGTAGCCACTTGGATCGGTAAACTTGTATTCCAACGGTTTACCCTCGTTGAACTCATTACACACGAGTTTATAGAATTCACGTAATGTTTTGTAAGACATGTTTAATCACCTCAACTGTCCAACCATTACCTAACATCTTATATCTTTGTGTATTAGATACACCTTCTGTATAACCATCAGGTACAGTTTGTAATCGTTCACATTCTAATGGTGTTAGTTTTCTGTAATACATTTTATCTTGAGTTAAGACATTATCTTTTTGTACAGATGTTAATGTGTTTGTTTTATTGTCTTCACGCAACTCTAACATTTGTGTATATTCTTTTGAACCAGGCGTAATTTGTCTTCCACGCAATGCACCGCATGCTATTTTAGGTTGACGATTGCCACCATTCATGGAGTTTAATGTAGGGGCTTTACCTTCAGAACTATAGATTCTTTTTAATATATCATGTCCATTAATATCATTAGCCATACCCACTTGTACCATAGTACGTTGTCTTTTTTCAATACTATTCCAAGCTACTGCGCCTTGGTATCTTGCCGTTAAACAAAAAGATTTTTTATCAGATGTAGTCATCTCATCTGTCGCAATACCATTTTCTAATATGTCTTTTAATACAATATCACGATCTTCAGGTTGGGTAATGTTAGGTATATTGGTCCAGTACAATCGCACTCGATTCTGTGCAGAGACTAATGCACTGTTAATCATAATCGGTTCAACACCGAGATGTTCTGTAATGACATCCTGATATTCTTTCTTCATCCGAACATTCTCTAGTAGAAAGTATTTAGGATTACATTCTTTTAACAGTCTAACAAACTCAAAGAATAATGCAGACCTTGGATCGTTAAAGTTTAACTGTTTACCCGCAAAACTAAATCCTTGACAAGGACTACCCCCTAAGAGTAAATCAATTTTTTCTAAATCCTCACCTTTAACTTTAGTGACATCACCTAGATGTATAGTCTCTGGAAAGTTATTCTGTGTCACACGCATTGCATAAGGATCTATTTCTGCTGCATAATAGTTATCCACAGGTATACCTAACTGATCTAAAGCTATTTGACCACAACTCATTCCGTCGAACAGGCTTAATACATTCATTTCTTTTTACCAAAGATACGTTCAAAGTTCTCTTCAAACTTCTTGCGATCTACTGGTCTAGGTGTACTGCCTTTGCCGCCATCACTCATTTGATTTCCTTTTTGATTAAACCTTCTGGTAAATATATATAATCTTCCATTAAACAAATTGATGACTGATGCGTTGGGTAATGCTCTTGTTGATACTTGTTTGCTTCAGCACAGTTTGTAAAATGTCCCACATACTCCGGGTTTTTATAGTCATTAAATAAATACACCACTAACACAAACTCAAACATCTTTTCCTCCCTCGATCTCGGTATAGCGTTTTATATAGTTGATGTCTTCATTGTCTAGCATATAACCTTTGACATCATCCCATTTAACACTATTATCATACACAATCCTCCTTAAGTTACCACGGATTCCTGGGTATGCCGACCTAGGCCTCATCTCTACATAACCTAACTTCATCAGCTTTTGTAGATGGTATTGTATTGTTGGGTAAGTGACCTTGAGCTTTTCCGCTAGGGTTCTAATGCCCACAATACTAAATCCTTGTTTGTTACAATATCCAGCTAGTACAGCTAACACTCTTAGATTGCCGGGAGTTACTTTCTGATCTAAGACTGCTTTAAAGGGTATCACTACAAAATGCCTGTGATCTTTATTCCTGAGCTTTTGTATCTTGATCGATTCAGGTATCTTGTATTCCATAGATATAGTATATCTGAAAGATAGTTAAGTGCAAGTCTTGTAATCTACTACAGTTATGCTAATATGTATTTAACGGGGCTATGACCCAGCCCTCTGGAATGTAGATAGCGACAGACCAGGATAAACGTGTTTAACCGCAGAGATCTCTCCTATTAGAAGTATATAAAGGTATCGGGAATCGTGAAAGCGGGCGTACAGCATACTAGATAAACGAGAGCTATCCACTTAATTGTGTTAACTGATAAATACCTTTTTTTTATCGGGTTTGGTTCTATTACTCCAAGTTATCAACATGACATGCTGACCGCATGCTCCATTGATATATATATAACTAATGTTCATGAGGACACCATGCAAGAATCACCATGCATTTACCAGTGTAGACTTGAGTCTATAGACAATATCGAGTTGTGTATCTCGTGTGGCCGTACACGTGATGAGATTGTCAACTGGCGTGACTTTGACCAGGCTCAACGCGATACCGTGTTTCAGCTATCCAACCAGAGACTTCTAGGAAAACTGGGAAAAATTTGAGTCATAGGGATAGACAGAAAGACACCCCCCCCAGCCCCCCAAAGGTGAGTTTTCCACAAGTTATCCACAAGGGTTATCCACAGAATAGGTTGAGATATCCACAGGGCTTTATGAGTTATCCACAATACCAGGGCGCACAATTAAGACGGGGTTATGACATATAAATTAAACTAGTTATAACCAAACCTCTTATAAGGTGTTATGTATCAACGATACTAAAACATCATGGTTATTTATTCATGATTAAAAAAGTATTTGCATTTTAGATATCTTTATGTTTATAATTACACAACGGCAAACAAAAAGCCGTCATTTTATAAACTTAGAAAGGTAAACAAAATGAAAACAATAGAGCAAATACTCACAGCAACAGAGTTACAGAAGCACAAAGAATTCCATTCATTAATTAATAACGTTTCACCAGAATGGCGCGAGGAAGTATATTTTGATCAAATGAACGAGGAAATGCGCCAGATCTTTAACAAGATCCGCATTGTTCGCGCGATGGAAATTCCAGGCCTTTGGAAATATAAAAACTTCAATGTTAAAACTGGATATTTCAATCTTGTTGAAAAGATTATATTAGATGATAAACACTTTATAAGTTTTGCAAATAGAGAGCCAGAAATCTGGTATCAATCTGAAACTGGCGGATCATTTCCGTTAGATCTTAAAAACAAGTCAAAGGCGGTGGCTTAACAGCCCCGCTTTTTTTTATCATTAATAAACCGAGAAAGGTATACAAAATGGATAAAGAACTATTACAACACGTGCAACATATAGCCGATCAACTTACTAACGGGTTTGATGATGACCTTGAGGGTGTTGACGGTGAATTCAATGCTTTTGATTATCTTGAAAGCGTCCTTGATGTCAATTGGATATTAAACAGTGATAAATCACTCAAAGGGGCTGATTTATTAGTTGCCTTTGGTGGTCCTAATATCTATGTCAACACAGTTACCCAAACAGTCAAAGGCTATTGGGGTGGCGATCATGCAACGGCAACATTTAAAGACAATGTTGGACTAGATGACGCTATCGATACCTGGTACAACTGTTAACAATCATATAAGGAATTACAACCATGAAAGAATATATTATTTGGGGTAAGTCATCAAAAAACCCTATACATGAGAATATCTTATTAGATCAATATAAAAACCAAAATATCCATGATTATAAAGTGGCAAAGCAATTAGAAAAGCTATTGATTGATCAATATGGATGCTTTGATACACGTATTCAAGAGTTTGACTTAAATCAACCTTTTGACTTACAAAATACTTTAATTAAAGCAATTAATATACAAAATATCTAGTGATAACCGATAACGTCTCACGGGGCGTTATCTGATTATCATTTGATAGTCATTTTATAAACTTTGAAAGGTACATTATGGAATTATATACAGATGTTAACAAGCTAAAATCTGATTTTTATAACACCAAAAGATCAGTAAGCGCGAGCAGTGATCAGTTACCCGATGATATATTCGAACATGATCAAACTATCACGGGGGGTTATTTATACTTATTTGATACGTGTTGGATCGCAAAAACTGATACCGAAAATGAGTATTTTCTGATTATTGAAAATAACCATTGGGTAACAAGTGATCTAAAAGAACTTGAAAATCTTTTATTCACAAAATGGGTTATTCCAAACTTCTTAAAAGAGGGGGTATCAAATGAATAACTTTGATAGATACTTGAGTGACATAAACCCCGAAATATTGCAAGATATTGCACGGAAAAGAAAACGCAAAACTGTCATATATGACATATTAGGGGGCTTTATTTTGTTCTTTATACTAGGCCTAGGCTCTTATTTGGTGTTGTCTTATGCCGGATAACGATCAAACAACTTATGGGGGCTATGAAGACGGGCAAGATTGGCTCGATGACATAGCCATTGAAAATCACTTTCTTAATAAACAGGGTCGAGACAGCGTCCCACAGAAAGGGGGTTCTCATGATAAAAAAGACTAGCTTAATAATCCTCGGCATCGTTATCGGTGCCGGAATCTATGATCTTGCAATTAATCTTAAGATATCTTATAATCAAGATACCCTTAAGGTATATTGTAAAAAGGGGGCAATGTTTGAACAAGTACATCAAGGCACCGATGTATATGTAAAAACAAAACTAGAATGTATTAACGAAACCGAGGAAGGTAAACAAAATGACACCAGAAATAGAAAACAAAACCCACATTAAAAGCCACATCCGGCAAATCATCAATTTAATCTTTGAGTTAGAAAGAACAGGTCAATTGGACATGCAAGATTGGTTCACTATGATCAATGATCTTGATGACTTCTTAGAACTACTTAACGGAAAGGATAACCATGGTAGGTAAAGTCACACCGAACGACCAGCTATCAGCGTCTGAAATACCTGTATTAATGGGTGCATCACGCTTTATGACGGTCAACGAACTATTAAAACAAAAGATGGATGTTATCTCAGGGATTGATCCACCATTCACAGAAAATGAAAGCATGTTTTGGGGCAATACACTTGAGACAACGATACTCAATGAGTCATGTGCAAGGCTTGGGCTTGGCAATCCAAAGACCACACATCTCAAACCATACTTTCACAAGTCAATACCCATCGCATGTAGTTTAGATGGCACTGTAACAGGTGATAACAGAACAATCATGACGGATATTGAAAAAGGGATTGTGTGCGTCAATGAGGACGAGATAGTGCTGGATGGTATGGGCGTTGTCGAAGCTAAACTGACTGCGCATGAAGTAGAATCAGCAACAGAACTACCACTGTATCGTGGGCCTTTGCAATTACAAATGCAAATGGACATCACCGGTGCAAAGTGGGGTGCTGTGTGTGTACTGTACAAAGGTACCACTCTAAAAACTTTTGTATACAAACGAGATGAAGAGGTCATTGCCCGGATTCATGCAGCAGTGATTGATTTTCAACGTCGCTTGGACAAATACAAAACTAATGATGAGGTCGAATGGTATGACATGGAGTCGACCAAAGAAGCCGCATCCATCTTTGATGAAGCTGAAAAGGAAACGATTACACTCGATGATGTAGAGGAAGATGTCAACAAAATCATAGAGTTACGTCAGATCCATGCAGACATAGAAGAGCAAATTAAGAACCATGAACTTAAGATTATGGATCGTATGCGTGACAATATGTATGCCATTTCAGGTCAGTACAAAATCTCATGGCCAATGATTAGTTACAAGGCCACGCCTGAGAAGATTGTACCAGCCAAACCCGCACGAACTGTGCGCCAATCTAAATTACGTATAAGGACAGTCGACAATGGATGATTTACAGTATCTATATGAAACCGTCATACGTGAAGAAGAGTATGAGCAAGATCAAAAGGATGACGCTGAGTTTTTAGCGATCATCAAACGACGCATTGTAGATAAACGCAGACGTCGTGAATTAATATTAACTTACTTTGGAGAAGATTATGACAGAGAAAACTTTGGGGATTGCTAAGGCATTTGTCGAGGCACAAAAAGAGTTTGCCCCAGCTCTTAAAACATCAACTAACCCACACTTTAAATCTAAGTATGTGGATCTGGCGGGTTGCGTTGAAGCTGTGATTGATGCATTGAACAACCATGGCATTGCACTGATACAAAAGACTCATGATTGCGATAGTGGCGTTAAGGTCGAGACTATCTTTATGCATGAAAGCGGTGAACAAATATCAGGTGGATTGATTCATGTCCCGGCAGATAAACATACACCACAAGGTTATGGATCAGCATTGACGTATGCCAGACGTTACTCGCTCATGGCATCCTGTGGTATTGCTCCGGAAGATGATGATGGCAACGCAGCAACAAAGTCTATGGTAGATAAGCTACCACAAAGAAAGGTACCTGAAGAAGCAAAAAAGTTCTAAGCCTCAATCTACCTGGCAAGGATCCGATTGAGGTTAAGGATAAAGATGCAATGCAGAAGACCATGATTGAGATGTCACACAGGATTGGTGACAGTCAGCTTGACAAAGATACGAAAGCAAAGAAGCTAACAGAATTCTTTGAAGTCAACAAACAAGCGCTTAGCGTATTAGGCCCTGACACATTCTTAGCGATTAAGAATGAGATTGGTGACATCTTACGTCGAGTGAGTCAGGAGTAAGTCATGGACTTTACTATAGACCCATCTTATATAGTCGAATCGCGCAAAAGCTATGCTTTAGATGACTGGCGTGCAAAATTAGTAATCGGTATTTTAGAAACTGCATTACATGATTTACTCGGATACCGATCACCAAAAGAACTGGTGAGGGAAGCAGAGGACTTTATCTATGATGACAATGACATGTTTGAATTATGCATGAACATTCTCGGAATGGATAAAGATTTATTTCGTGAACGTGTAGCTATGATGAAGATAAGAGGTGAGCGTTTACGTAGAACGAGTGAAGGAAGTGGAGGGTATCGTGAACAAAAATGATATCGTAGTTTTTATTATCATTGCAGCACTCGTAGGTTTCTCACATTATGTGGGAGCCTGTGAGATAAAAAGAATCTACACATCAGACGGCAAGATGCAAGTCTGCCAGGTATGTAAAGATGTAGTAATTTGTTATTAAAGGAGAAACTTATGAACAAGTACAATATATTTTTTGAATTAGAAACAGCAATGTCTGAAGTGGAAGCAAATACAGTAGAAGAAGCTTATGAGATTGCAATGAAGACATTACCCAGTGTTGTACAAAACAAGTTTAAAATGATTAATATCGAGAGCAAACTGCTTAAGATTAATGGTAGTGATCCGTTTGATGGTATTAGTTATTCTTATGAACAAGAAAACAAATGGCATGATTGGCTCAACACATTTGAGCCTGGTTACAGTGTAAAAACATACATTGAACAACATCTTGGGCGTGAATTGATTGGTACTAAATACAGTGAATACTCTCACAATCATCGAAATAAAAATGTTGATTGGGACAATAACAATATGTCATGGTGTGAGCATTGTGATTTAATTCTAGATGATTCTAAAGTATATGGTTGGGGTGATAAAAAATTATTCAATCTATATAAATCACGTGGAATGAGTGATCACAATGCAGAGTTTATGACAGAACAAGCAATAGGTAATGAATTTATCTGTGAAGATTGTTTTAATAAGCTTGAACATATTAAACCAGATCTACCATACAATGATGAGGACAAGGATCATTATATTTCTTTACTCACTGAGGAAGAAAAGGAACGATACTTTGATGAGGAATACTTTAAACAGAAAGAGTTAAAAAAAGAAGAAGAAAGAAAGGAAGCAATTAGAAAAGCAAATGAAGAGCAAGATCAGATGTATGCTCGAATGAATAGCTTAGCAATGTATAGTATTTTTCCTGAGAAGAAGGGGTCATAGACCCCTTTTCTTTTACTTGTTACAAACGTACATTGTTACTTCAAAACCGAAACGCATTTCAGTTGCTGCTGGTTTAGTCCACATAATAGTCTCCTTATTAATTGAATCTTCATTATGCACCTGTAATACATGTAATACAGCTGTAAAAACCACGATATATGGCTACGGCTTTCCATGAGAATCACTGTTAAACGATCGTTATTTTCTGATAGGTTACCCTAGGTTGACATGAGATCGTGCAATACAGAGCGATTGTGGAGGTTGTTTTAGTGGGTGACCTTAGGTTTTTCGTTGACAATGTACATATCGAGACCTTCAGCATGCAAAAGTATAAAATCTGAGTCCTCGTCTTCAGAGAACATGATCTTCACCATAGATTGGTCACCATCTTCCAGGATTTCTATGTTCCAGATCTTTTTACCGATGACTGAATCAACAGCTTCAGCTTGTTGAGCATCGAGTTCTGATATTACACTATTGTTTTCGTCCATCGTCCACCATCCTTGAGTACCATTGGCATGAGTTTAGGTTGTCCTTCTATGATCATACCACAACCGATGATGAAACGTGACTTAAAATTCTTAGCATATTCAAATGCAAGTTCTTTTTGATTAATTAGACATCCAGTTTGCATACCCCAAACCAGCTTGTCCGGATTAGAATAGTATTCAATCTTAAACTTAGAATGATAATGGCCCTGGACTGTATTCATACCATACTGCTGAGCAACCTTCATTACATCAGCCGACATGCCATGGGTAAAGAAACATTTGTTACCATCTGACAAGGTAACCTTAAGGTCATCTACCCATTGCCATCCGGGACCCACATGCAAGAATTCATTGTATGACTTCAGGTACTCCAGGCTTAAGCCATGGGCCACAGCTCGACGATACACTAAAGATGAATGGTTTGAATGTACCAAGGTCATCTTAGGAAAAATTTTCTGTAAGTCTTGAGCATACATTCTTGCTGCTTTCAGCTCATCTCCCGGGGACTTCAGGTCTGGGTGATGATTATGAAAACTGATTGAGTGCTGGTCGATCTCATCTCCGATGTTGACCACGAGGTCAGGTTTATATTTCTTCTTTAGTTCAGATAGAAAATCAAAAGCATCAGGATGATGGTATGGAATGTGTAAGTCTGATATAACTAACACTGACTTGTACTTCATGTATAAGTTCCTAAGTATTTGTTATATCTATTATATATTATAGTTCTTGTGGGTCAAGGAAATACATAGCACACACTTGCTTGTTGTATGCGTCAAACTTCTGATTATGTTCGACGTATTCTTCTGACTTTGGATTGTCAAGATACATACGCATGTGAATCATCTCATGGAGTACGGTATAGATAACAGCTTCGAGTGTCTTACAATACTTGGTAGATACCAATATGCGGTGCGGTTCAGGCGTGTACTCTCCGATGCAATCATGATTGTAGACAACTTCAAACTCAACATCAACGCTATCAGGAAAGTCTTGGAATGGTTTATGAATACGGAATGTATTGTAGAGGTGTTCAAGAAAACTATGGGTTATAAATCCTTGCGCCTTCACGATTGATTACCAACGTTTGTCTTCTGGGTTCTGTACCTTCTTCCGGGAATGAGATATGAATCCATGAATCGTACTCTAAGATTAGTTGATCAAAAGGGATAGATGACTCAGCGATAACTTCAAATACGCGAGCAACATGAGCATAACGATCACAAGTCCAATCAGCAGCAAGACCTCTAATATGCTGGCTTGTTCTTTTAGATCCGAGCAGATCATTGAGAGCCTCACACCTAAAGCCACTACTAATAATAATAGGCAAACTATCAAGCTTAGTCCTAACAAGTTCCATCCCCTTCGCTAATGTTTTTAAGTTCTCCAACTGAATATCATTGGGTTTATTTAGTATACCATGCCGGGACGCCAGTTGGCTCCTAGTCATTTCTTCTAGGGTGAAGTGTTCAGATAACCTCAATGTGTTAGGCCCTTAGCCTTTTCCCAAGATCTTAAGCCAGCTAAACCAAGCATAGCTAATGTGAGTTCCATCAATACATCAGTTTGAAATACCGGTAAGACTACATCAATGCCAAGTAATGCACACACCCACTGAGCCAATGGTTGGAGTATAAACACGAGAAAAAAACCAGCAGCAGCGCACCAGCCAAGGCAAGGACGCCAGCCAGCAACGAAAATGCTGCGATGATTAGCTTCGATTTTATTCGTCTCAGCTTGAGCAAGATTAATCTTTGACGCATTGTCAATGAGAGCTTTCTCAATGTCAGATTTTGCTTTTTGTTTTGCATTGTTGTCCGGTATAACTTTATCTAATACGTCACTAATAATCCCAATTACTGGCGCCCAAATCATTTAGATGCAATCCCCTTCAACCAGTCGCTCAATTTTATAAGGACACTCTTGCTTCTTTTTATCAGTTGTTTTCGGATAAGCTCGTAGGCCACGAGTATCAAGATAACTATGAGTATATAGATCATCCACATTTTGTATTCCCCTTCTTAACATTTGACATATTCTGGATAGCATTAGATCTTACTCACTACAACGGCAACAACAATAGCACCGAAGCCGGTCATGCATCCCCAGATTAATTTGTTGAGCATGGCTTCTAAACGATCAAGACGATAGTGCAAGGTGGCATATCGCTCTGCACAAAGTTTCTCGTGGGCTGCTAATTTTTCGTCTGGTGTCATAATATATAAACCAAGTAATAATTGTTGTGTACTACTACAATGAATCTATATCATCTATAGATGTTGCAGCATCAATGTTTGCTTTGCGTGTCCAAGAAGATTGATAGATAGCATTTACTGCACTCACACAGTCTTTCACTAATGACTTAAACTCAGCACCAGTCATTGTAATGTTTGTATTAAGTTTTGATCGCCAAGTAATCGAGTCAGTATCTTCTGTAACCAATAACTTAGCATTCATGTTAGTCATGCTATTATTGTCAATATCCCATGTATGATTGCCATCGTTATATCCATTATTAATTTGCTCATCACGTTCATAGTTTACCCATCGCTTTTTACGAAGCTTAGCTAACTCTAATGTAAAAGGTCTGAAAGCAATGTTGTAGTTTTGATTTTCATCTTCATAAATTGACCAGCCATTATCGGATAACCATGTTGCAAAGTTTTTATTATATGTATAACCACGATCAGAAAATAAAGACAAGCCTAATGCTTCAGCTTTGGATACGAATGTAGATAAACCTGACAAACCAGATGCACCTTCTGCTACATATGTAACTTGAATACCAACTGGAATTTTAGCTACGTCATAGTGTTTGTAGCATACATCAATATTAATACCAGAATGACTTTGATTAAGTAAAGACTCAATATCATTCATGTGAGCTTCTTTATAATTGTTCCAAAACATTTCATTAGAATAATCTGGCTCAGGCTCATCTTCAGGTTCAGGATAATTATCAAACAAAGATACTGCTGCATTTGCCCACTCTGGTAATTCTGTAATATCTTGGTTACTCGAATCATCTAGCTCAATATGACCAGTGCTACCATCCCACTGCAATGCCCAAACATTAGAAGGTATATTGCATGTAGATAGATCTAAGCCTTCTATAGATACATTATCTTTGTATACTGCATTATCTTCTACAATTATTGATATACGTGCCATTCTATTTTGCTCCTATTTTAATCTTGGCTGATTCTGCTAATAACTTCACACTGTTCTCATTTGCCTTTACCATTTCATTTCTGAATGATTCAACTGCGGCTCCCGTCTGTCTCTGCATGCCAGAGTTCTCGACTAATAACATGGGTAGCCATGTTACTGCACAAGAGTATTCATCTACCTCTTTCCCTGTGTTCATGTCTGTCCCTTGTAACTTAGTAAACCACATGCACTTTAAACCCATGCACTTCTTGTTTATTAATGGACAGTGTTCACCTTTAGGTAATTGCATTATTAATCCTTAGTTGCTGTTATAACATCTAAATATTTTACAGCTAAATCAATTGTATCACTACCTGTAAATGTGTGATTGTGAGCTGTGCCTGTAAAGCCGTGGCTATGCGCTCCACCACCGCCTGTAGCATTCGTTGTTTTGTTGGTTGTTGGACTTGCTCTATTCTCTTTAGCATAAGATTGTGTACCACCTGATTTTGTTGTAGCACCATCCCATGGTCCAGTTAATGTATGAGTGTGGCTTGGAATGTTAGCAGTAGCTAGTGTGTGGTTAGCCACTGTACCACCAGCTGTAGTATTGTCTGTTGTACCTGATACGCTCACTGCTTGACTCACAAATGCTGAAGTAAAGTCTACTGTACCACCTGTGCTTGCTGTGCCTGTGGTGACTCTTAATGCATGGTTGTCATAATTCGTTGTGTCTTTAGTCCATCCTGTTGGTGCAGTATTCTGTGCAAACAACATTCGAGTGCCACTACTAAATGATACGACATCTGCCCATGACATTGTGCCATCACCATCAGATGCTAAGAACTGACCAGCAGTACCATTGCCTGATACATTAATTTGTGTAGCACCAATGCCATTATCTTTAACAGCAAACTGTGTGCCTGTGAGTTCTAAGGTAACTGCATCTGCTGAGTATAATGTTGCACCAGAGACTTGACTCCAGGACTGTCCTGTAAAGTCAGTTGTATCATAGTTAGATTGTATCCAGCCTGATGCGCCATACGTTGTTCCTTCTAATACAAATAACTTAGCCCCTTGTAGTTCTGTATAAACATCACCATCCGTTGATCTTGATAATGTATAGTTTGCACCATCATCACCATAGACATAGATACCATTCTCAGAATCTGTAGATTGTCCTGTAAGTAATAATCTATAGCCAGCATCTGCTGTTACTAATGCAGCATGACCATCAATCACTAATGTGCCTGTTGTGCCAGTGAGGGAGATGTTGCTATCAGCATGTAGGTTGACTGCTTCTTTCCATTGTAATCCTGTAATAGCTGTATCAACATACGCTTTAGTTGCTACATCACTATCTGATGTTGGGGTTGACATACCTGTGACTGAACCACCAGTAATTGCTACACTGTTGGCATTTTGTGTAGCCATTGTGCCAGCACTTGCATTGTCAAATGGTGTATATGTTAATGCGCCTGTAACATCGGCAGATGATAATGTCACTGCACCAGTTCTAGTATTGAATGATGTAACTAATCCACTTGCAGAGAATGCAGCTGCATCCCATGCAGATCCATCCCATATATATAATTGATCTACAGTAGTATTAAAATATAAGTCCCCTGTTTGTAATGCACTACTATCTTTTCTTGTGCTTGGAGCAGAAGCTGATGGGCCATAATATACACCAGCAAAGTTACTTACATCTGTCACATTGTCTGCAACTGTTGTTACGTCCGTGCTAATACCAGCCACTGTGGTGACATCAGTTGATATTCCAGCCACTGTTGTGACGCTTGCATTGTTAGCAGCAACAGTATTTACATCAGATGAGATACCACCCACTGTAGTTACATCACTGCTAATTCCAGCTAAGGTAGTAATGTTCGCATCATTACCAGCGACAGTATTCACATTAGCAATGTTACCACCGACATTGTTTACGTTAGTAATGTTAGTAGCTACTGTGCCAATGTCTGCTTGATCTGCTACGACAGCAGTGACATCAGAACTAATACCAGCAACTGTAGTGACGTTAGCTGAGATGCCAGATACTGTAGTCACATCAGAGCTTATGCCAGCCACTGTGCCAATGTCTGTGCCATCAGCTGCCACTGTTGATACATCTG